GATGAGCCTGGAGCAGAAGCCTTGATCCCAAGCTAGGCTCCCGAGGATGGACTCGAGGGTGGCTGGCTGGGCGGCGATGATGGCAGTCAGGATGGGGGCGCGGAGGAGGATGTCGCCGCGGATGATACGGCCCTGGGCGTACTCCTCAGCGCTGTTGTAGAGGGTACAGAGCTCGGACATGAACGCGCTGTCGTCTTTAGGGCAGAAGTCTGCGAACTCATCCACGGGCCAGACCACAGGGCTGTACTCCAGGAGCTCGCCAGTTTCTAGGGGGTCCTGCTCCTTAGCCTTCTCCCCCACGAACTTGATCATGGCGGGGCCAGTTATATTGTCGGGGACCATGTGGAAGGCTGGCTTGCCATTCGTGCGGCGGGTCCTAGAGTAGAGGCGCTTGACTGGGTCCAGGGCGTTGGACTTCTTGGCTGTGGGGCGGCCGACGAGCACGATGAAGAGGTTGGACCACAGCACTTTGCCGTCATACTCGGTCCAGATGCGGCGCTGGGTGGCGCCAGCCAGGAGGGCGAGGGCGCCCCAGAGGCGGTAGATGCGGTGGGTCGGCAGGTACTCGGTAAGCTCCAAGTACCTGTCGATGAAGTCCTCAGATTGGCCGTTACGCACTGAAGTATAGCTCCCCTCCTTCCTCGAGCTTATAGATCATACCCCCGAGCATGTTGACGGCGCATAAGTTACCCAGGCTGTAGCCGTGCTCCAGGTCTGGAGTTACGGGCGCGGGGAGGGGCAGGGCGCTGAGCATCTGCTGGGCGCGGCGCAATGCTTCGCGCTGGAAGTAGGCGCGAAGGCAGTCTCGGTAGGCGTAGTGGTGCATGCAGACGGATGGGCGTTCGTCTGGGTGACAGGTGCATGGTCCTTGAGGTTTCATAGGGGGCGCTCCATTATGCTGAGTCTTCGGCGAGGGTCTGGGCGGCCTTGTAGCTTGCGGAGGCCATCTGGGTTGGACTTGGGGTCGTAGCGGCCCCAGTTCCATCCGGTTTTAGCTTCTCCAGGAACGTCAAATACACGGCTATCTCTAGTAAGGGGCACGCTGCACAGGCGCAGGGCCTTGTTAACCGTAGCAAGCTCATCAGCCGAGTCCGGGAATTGAAAGTAAAGTGCGTCATGTACCTGTGCAAGAAGCTCCACCTCTGGCATGTAGTGCCACACTCGCCAAAGAATGAGGTTAAGTCGGTCGGCGGTAGAGCTCTGAGGGCCAAAGGCAATGGCTTCGCGTAGAGTTGTATCATCGTTGGGTCTCCCGAAGAAGTGGCGCGTTCGGCCGAACGCATTGCGTAGGAGCTGGGTGGTCTGGAGTTGTTTGGCAACCCACTGGTGCCAGCGGGCGATGGCGGGGAACGCGCCGAAGTACCTGGACTGGAAGTGTTCCATTAGGCGCGTGGGGACTTTGAGGTGGCGGGCCATGGTGAAGGGCGTGCCCAGGTAGTTGCTGTTTCCCGTAATGCTGATCTTGCCGTTGCGCCTTATATAGAACGCGCCGAAGGGTACAGTTGGACAGTAGACTTTACACTCTGCTTGGGCCCTGGACAGGGTTAGGGATTCTAGATCGGCAAAGCTTCTGTTGTTCTGCTGGAGCCTGAATATTGTGGTGCCAAAGCCAGAGACGTGTGACAGCTGGATGTTGCCACCTATGCCTATGAGGCGTCCAATAGTTTGCAACCATTCCAAGTGGGTGCGGTCCTTTGAGAATATGGTTGTTGCAGTTCTGCTGATGTGGCCGTCCCAATATTTATGCTCATCGATGTAGGCAGTGAGAGCAGCAAAGGGCCAGTGGAGGAGGTAGGGGCCGGCGGCTTTCGGGTAAGGGGCGGTCCACTCCAGCCACGCCTTGTTCTCACTCCTCTTATATGGGACGAAGGCGTCTTGCGCGAGTTGCTGTAGGCGTGCGAACTTGCGTTCCTTGTTCATGTGGAAGGAGACGCGGTTCAGGGAGTTTTGGTGACCGTCGCACTGGTATGCGGCTAGGAGGCGTGCTGTGGCGGTGGATACCTCCACGGTTCCGCCAATGTAATTACCTCCGAGGGGTATGACGCCTGACCTTGGTAGCTGTTCGGCGGCTGTGCAGTGGATCGGGTTGCGCCGGTCCTTGTAGTAGTAGATGCGATGCTCCGGCGTAACTACTGCGTCGAGGCTAGTAGCCTGTAGGTGGAGCAGGTCACCTGACCAGTCTCTCTCTGTCCAATGGCTGGGACTTTCAAAGCGCGATCCTCCTGTGGGATGCCAGGTCATAATGAATGGTGGCAGGTTACTGATGGTAACCCAGCCGCTGGGCGTTAGGACCTCGTGATCGGCGGTGAGGCAGCCGTGGCCCCCTCGCTTAGCCATGTCCCTATAGCTCATGTCTCGGTAGAAGAGGCTATCTGCAATTCGACGGTCATGGTCAGCCTCTCCGTTCCAGCCCAGTCTGGGCCAGATAAATTTCGATGTATAAGTGTGAAGGTCACCAGTTTCTGTAGCTTCGAGGTAAGACCAGTCCCCGAATAGAGTCCCACAGAGCCAACCAACCTCCCGGGACTCGGCTTGCTCCAGGTCAATACCGCAGATTTTCCAGCCTTGGTCCGCCACAAAGATTTTTCGGAGCTTGTCGGCGATATTCTGAAGATTGCCTCCAGTTCCAAAAGCGTTTCCACTAGACGACCAACGCCCAGTCTCCGTTCCGGCGATATTGTAGCTTGTTCGCATTCTTCCATCGCGATCTACCTCCGTGATTAGCGCCTCGCGTTGTTTGCTTAGGTCCCTGATGTCGAGGACTAGGTTGATGATGGGCCGCGCGTAGAGATAGAGGCTGAGGCGCTCTAGGGCCTCGCGATCCATCGAGAGCTTGCGGACGCCCTTATGGCTGGTCCACAGCTCTGGCAGACGCATCTTGCCATAGAAGAACTCTATGAGCTGACTGGGTGACTTAGGATTGAGCTCTTTATCCCAGACCGCGTAGGCTATCCGCTGCAGCTGGGACTCTGGATCGAACCTATTCCTGGAATGTAGGCGCCCCCCGAGCTTGATGATGCGGGCTTCCAGCTCATCGATGGCGGTGCGGCGTTCAGTCTGGTCCACGCGGAAGCCTCTAAGCATCATGCTGAGGGCCGGCCCTTGGAGGGCACGCTCGAAGGCGTAGGTCCGCTGGGGCTCGGGCGCCTTAGCCATGAGCTGGGTGAGATGGCCGTGGACCTCGAGGGTGATCATGCAGTCAAGGCCATTGTAGACCTGCTCCTGCTGGGGGTGGCGGCGGCCCTCGAGGAGGTCAGTCGCAGTGTTGATCCAGGGCATTGTCATGCTCCTCAAGGTAGTGCTGGAGCTTCTCGGTGTAGGCGTGCTGGGCCTTGACCTTCTTGGTGATCTCATGCTCCATGATGTGACCGGAGAGGCGGTTGAATATGAGGCTGATGACGAAGAATATGGCGCACCAGAGTAGCATGTGGAGTATGATGGTCATGGCTCACTCCCGGTTGTTGTGGCAGAAGAGCTGTTTACCGACTGTGGTGCAGTACCATCGGTTGGTCGGCTCTGAGCACTTGCCGCCCTCGACGCAGACTAGGAGGTAGCCTGTGCTGTCGAGCTGGATGGGGACCGTTGTCTGTTGGAATGGCCCTATGGGATTGATGTTGTTGGTTAGCTCGGCGCTGTTAGGGCGGACGCTGACGCGCATCTGGCCAGTTAGGTTGGAGCCTTGAGGCAGTGGGTCCACCTTGTAGGTGGTGGGGCCTTGCTTGTAGATCTTATTGTCGCCAGCAGGGAGCTGGACCGTGCCGTGGAGGGTGGTAAGGTCAGTGGGCCAAGGCTGGAGCCAGGCGGGCGCGCCATACCAGGCGGCGCCCGCTACGATCAGACCTGTGAGGGCGGCGCGGGGGTTGTTCATGGCGCTAGGGTGATGGTTTGGCATTGGAGGCTCCCAGTTGGCGATACTCGATGGGGCGTTGGCAGAACTTGGCGTTGGCGATACCGTGCTCCATGCCTGGCGTTACGCCCAGGTCGGTGTAGACTACTGTGGCGTCGGCGACTCGGCCCCATGCCAATGCTGCTTGCATGCCCAGCGTCCGGTGGCGAGCGTTGTTGTCGTCTAGGACCTGGGTGTAGAGGATGTGGCCGAGCATGGGGGCTTCGCCGCGCATTAGGCAGTCCAGCATACACTCGCGCGCGTAGCGCAGGTTTTCGAGGAGGTCGCCGCGCGAGTAGGGGGACTCAACAATGACTAGTCTCATAGGCTTTGCTCCCTATGCAGTATTGCGTTGCACCTATTTAGGAGGTCAATCTCCTGGTCGGTATGGTTGATGAGCTCGTCTACCATTATCTCGTAAGAGTGGATGATTTTGTGCTGTTTGCGGTTAGCGTAGGCTGTCACCCAGCTGGATGCGATGGCGGCGGTCAACAGGATGTAGAGGGGTAGCTGGCTGCGCATGGGGAGGAGGCTCCAGATTTTTTATTGCCTATAGCAGAACAAATCATGAACAAGCTGGCTTCTTAATGCGCCTCTTGTCGGTTGGATGTGGTGGTTTGGTTTCACACTCGTTACAAGACCACGCCCCCGCCTCCTCGGGGATGGGCCAGCACTTTCCCTTGATGTAGGGCTTGTTGCAGAAGTCACACCTGGAAGGGTGACCGCCTCGAATGGCTGCGATGATCCACACAGGATCATTCATCTCTCTTGGTCTCCGTCGATTTTGACGAGCGCATGAGCTTCCAGGCGGGCTCGTCGGTCCAGACTGAGCCCAGGAAGCCGAGGCCTTTCTGCAGCTCGGGGTAAAGGGCGTGGCTCATGAGCATGGTGTCATGGGTGCAAGCTCGGGGCCGGAAGCCCATCCTGATGAAGTACTGGAGGTCGTAGAGCCCATTTTGGAAGAGCTTGGGGACTGGGGATTCCAGCAGCCTACGTACAATACCCCATGCGTATAGCTCTTGGGCGGGGGTGGGCCAGTAGGATCCTCCACGGGCGAGGTCGACGAAAGGTATGACCATAGCGCAGCTAAGGCTGCCTGCAAAACCCACCATTTTGATCTGGCCACGGAATGTCTCTATGTCTATGCTGAGGAGCGGGGCCCTCAGTAGATGCCCGGCGTATGCGTCAGCTTCTTCGAGGGTTGGGTTAACGAGGATGAGACGCTCAGGTCGCCGGATTTCTGGGAACTGACTTTGACGTACAGCTTTCTTGTAGTCGGCGATACAGATGGGTCTGTATGCAATATTGCGGAGGACTGCGGCGGGATGGTAAGTACCCAGCACTTTGAGCGCGGGGACCAATGTAGACTGGGCAACGGTGCCTCTAATTGAACCAATTTGAGGATGATTGAGGAGTGCCCAAGTAGCGGTACCTCCCAACGCAATGACCAGGTTAGGTTGGACATGATCAAGCTCCTGTTTTAGGCGCGTCAGCTCAGGGAGGTACTGTGGATGTAGGTATTTGCCCAGGCTGAGCGGTTTCAGTGGGTAGTAGGCGCCTGCGTCTGCTTTGCGGCAGCAGATGGCGTCGAGTTGGTTGGAGGGAGGTCGCAGGGCCAGGACATTCGTTAGGAAACACCTGGCCCTGTCGATCCCCGCTTCGCTGAGCTCGCGGGTAAGCTCTTGGCCGGCCTGGCCTACGAAGGGCAGCCCTACCATCTCCTCTTCCCGGCCCCAGGCCTCGCCTACGAGGGCGACCTTCGCGGTCTTAGGGCCGGAGGAGTGGGCGAATGGTTGGGCTGGTTGGTGCATCTAAGGTGCCATTATGAGGGTGAAACCAAAAGCTATCAGTACCGCGCCCATTCCGATGAAGAAATAGCCCATTTGCATAGTGCTGATCCTCCTCATGGCTGGGGCTCCTCCTCCTGGAGGATGGCTTTGTAGAGGAGGAGATAGACGAGGAGGTCGTCTACGCGGCTAGCTACTGGTTCGTTCTGTTGGGCGCCCTGGGTGTGACCTACGATGGCGCGCCAATGCTTACCAGCTAGGACCGCCCAGACGGTCATCATGGATAGGTCTAGCTCGCGGGCTATACCCCTGATGGTAGCTAGCCTATCGGCGCTGGTGGCGTAGTCCTTAGCTTTGAGTTTCTCTAGGTCGATGACGCGAGCCACGGAGTCACGGACTAGGACGTTCCATTGCTCGGTGCTGTAGGCGCGCGGCTTGAGCTTGCGGAGCTCGTCCACCTCAAAGCGGAGCTTCTCTAACTCTGACATCATCTTGAGGTGGACCTCGGTGTCGATGAGGGCTGGCTGCTCTTTGGGGATGGCCTGGCCCAGGATGGGCCGGCGGAGGTTTGCGGTGTTTTGGTAGTCGGAAGTACTCATGGAGGGCTCCTATGTTGGGAATGGAACTGACGCATAGTGCGAAAGCTCTTGAGTGCGATCAAGGCGCTTTCGTAGTACTCGAGGTCTAGCTCGAGGCCTAGGACCTGGTGGGCATCTAGGCTCTCTGCTGCGCGTAGTGCGGCACCGGAGCCGCAGGTCGGGTCGAGGAGGCGGGTTGTACCGTCCACGAACATCTGCATGAAGTGGCGCAGCATGGGCTCGGGCTTGGTGGATGGGTGGTAGCGCTTGTCGGTCGGCGCGCTGTACCAGTTGGCTACGGACTTGACGATGGGCCGGTCCTCGCGCGCGGCCATGAGGCAAGTCTCGTAAGTATTGCGAGGTCGTCGTCTGGGGTCGGCCAGAATACCCACGTTATCACTCTTGGTCCAGACCAGCGGTTGTCTAAGGAACTGCAGACTTGGAGCACGAGCTGCGAAGTAGGCGAGCGTTTCTGTGTAGTGCTCCATACTGAACCAAAACATAAGATGGGCACTGGTTGCCATGAGATGGTCAAGGTTGGTGCATAGACATTCCAAGAGAGTCCAGTAGACGTCAGCCGTATCGCTGTAGCGTGCATCCTTATCTCTACCACCTTGCGGTCCTTTGTTGAACTCGATGCCATAGGGGAAGTCACAGTGGATGAAGTTGAAGCGAGGTCCAGAGTAGGCAGGGGCCCACTCCAGGAAGTTAGCGTTGAGGAGACTCGGTGGGGGCTCGGCCCTGGTTGGGAGGGGGTCCATCTCCTTGAGGTGGGTAGTGCCATCGGCACTCGCCACCATGTGGAGGCGTGTCATCACGTGCCTGGCTGCATCGCGCACACTTGACAGGACTGTCTCATGGCGGCGCTGGTCTATGAGCTTTAGGCCGTTGTAGGCTTGCTCACAGGAGTTGGCGTGCTCGATGCGGGGATGATCTAGGTCCTCGGCCACGCGCAAGATCTGACTGACGGTCCCGTAAGCCAGCCCTACGGCGTCGGCGGTGTCGCGCTGAGTCCAGGTCTCCCTCTCCTCGCAGTGGAGGTCGTGAAGGCGTTTGACAGCGCGCACTTGGTCGCGCCAGCTGAGGTCAGAGCGCTTGACGTTCTCTTCCAGCTCTATGATTTGGCGCTCGATGAGGTCTAGGTCCTCGATGAAGCGGCATAGGATGCTGGGATGGCCTAGCTTTTTGCAGGCGGCGAGGCGGCGGCCTCCCGCGATTAGGTTGTAGTCCTGGTCGATGGTGATGGGGTTGATGAGGCCCCTCGTGCGGATGGAGTCTTCTAGTGAACCTATACCCCTACTGTGGGCCGTATCTAAGTCGGAGCGTTGGCGGTCTCCCACCTTGATCTCGGAGATTAGTACTCGTTCTACGCGGTCTGGCTTCATTGAATAGCTCCTCGTAGTGGGTGTCTAGGTCCTGAAGGAATAAGTTGGTGTTGCAGAATAGCCTGGCTGCCTCGCGGGTGATGTCGTTGATGGTAGGGCGAAGGATGCGCTGGGAGTATTGGTCGAGGGTAAAAGTGGGGTAGAGTATGGTGAATGAGCCCTCGTTGCTCCAGTCTAGGGGCACGAGCTGGACGGGCATGAGGCTGGCAGCTGGGACGATGGCTGGAGCGGCAATCAGGCCCTGGAGGAAGAAACGGCGCGTCAGCATTTTTGTTGCCTATGGTAGAACAAAACGTGAATGAGCTGGAATCGCGCCCCTTGGCGCAATCCTGTCCCATAAGGACCCCCCAGCCAGGGGGTAGGGGTTCGCCGAAGGCTGGGGGGGCTCTCAGAGGCGGTTGCGCGGGGTGAGTCACCGCCCTCATACCTCGCAGCATGAGGCGCCTCCAAGCTCGGGGACTAGGCGGCTGTTACTTCGCCTACATCGTCGAAGAACTCGCCTGGTTTGTTGGGGTTGGCGCGGCGCGTGGTGTGGAGGAGGACGGCGCGGTTGACTGCCTCGGGGATGGTTTCACCGAAACTACGACCCGCAATCTCAACGCCGATCTTCTCGAGGAAGTCTTTGCAGCGCCACATGGCGTCCTCGGTAATGTAGAAGGTCTTACGGAGCTGGCGCTTGGATACGTCAATTCCTTCGAGCTCATTGGGGTCCATACCGTCGCCGGGGCCAGTGAGTCGGATGGTATACTCGACGAAGGGAGTCTGTTTTGTGCCAGACTTGTCATAGCGATAGCTCGCCACAATGCCCTCATACGTTCCCACTGGAAGACTTTTAGGCCGTTGGACCTCGTCGAGGGGTTTGCTGAGGAGGTCGCGAAAGTCGGTGGTGTCCATGGACTGTGCTCCTGTTGTGCTAGGCTGCGGATGCGCTTGTTTGGCTGGTGCTCTTGCCATCTAAGTCTCCTTTCACTGCGGCAAAGTATTGGGCTAGCCCGGTTTCGACGGGGTAGCTGGTAGGCACGCGGAGGGGCGCAGTGTTTTTCAGAGCCACTATGCCCTTAGTCTTAGTGGTGAGCGTTAGCTTGCTCCCTACTAATTCGGTCATTAGGACTGAGTTGAAGTAACGGCCCACGCGAGGTGATAGGGCCGCTCCGATGGAGCTGGGGTAGCCGTGGGTTGGGCGCGGCTGAGGGGTGCCGCTCTGATCTAGGGTTTGAGGGGCGGACTTATCCTCTGCGTAGGTGATGTGACTGATAACTATGACGTTGCAGCGGATCTGCTCGGCGTAGAGGGCCTGGAGTAGGCGCTCCACTAGGGCCTGGGCGCTGCCGATGTCCTTCATGCCTATGAAGCCCTCGGGGATCTGGCCCAGACGGCCGTTTATGGCCTGGTGGAAGTTCAGAGCTGCGAGGGAGAGGTAGGTCAGGCTATCTACCACGAGTACATCCCCTGGGGTCCAGGTTCCGATATTGCCAAGCGTCTGAACATCATTGATGCGCCATTCTGTGAGGATACGACCAACGCGATCCCACACAGTCGCAGCTGCGGGGACCCACCGACCTTGGACGTTACGCATCTTTTCCGTAATCGTCTGGACATCCACACGGGCTGCAGCCTCACGTGAGTACTTGGACTTGGGATCAACCAGTAGGTGTTTGAGAGCATCAATGCCATTGTCGAGGTCCAGGATGCGGACGTTATAGCCAGCATCGGCTAGGGAGGCGAGTGAGCAGGTTTTGCCTGTACCAGACTCGCCGATCAGCAGCATCTTCACAACTCCACTGGCGGGGTGGTCTGTGATATTCATTTGGCGGGCTCCTCTCATGGTATTGTGGCTCCTCTCCCCTGAGAGTCTCCCAGGGGCTGTGTTGCGGCATGCTCGTTAGAAGAACTATGGCGGCGCTTCTTACCCAGCAGGCTTTGGCGTCACAGCTGTGCATAACCTGGAGGCAGCTCATATGTCGCCTCTTACCTGGAGGGGGTCCCAGGTGCGTTTGGTGAAGCTGTTCTCTAGCCATTGCTGGCGCTGCTCGGGTGGCAAGCTACAGATACCCTTGAAAGGGCAACCACCGTAGTTGTTGCAGCTCATTTCATTCATCGGCCAATACGCTTGGCGCGCGAAGAACTCGGCTTGGGCGAACCAGAAGCCGAGGCCTTTGTACCACTCCTCGAGTTGCGACGTCGAGTATTCGATGAGACCCCGGTGGAAGCGGGTGAAGGTGACGGCGATTTGGGCTCCGTCAACAATGATCCCTTTAACTGGGACGCTAAAAGTGAGGTTTGCACTGAGGCAGTATCCGGCGAATTGGTTGCTTGGAGAGAAGCCATCGATGAACCTCTGATCAACGAGATGGCGGGATGTTTTTCTGTCACATACGTATGTTCCGCCTTGGAATTGTCCGAGCCGATCCAGGTGACCACAGTAGAGAAATGATTCCCCTGTTCCGAGACTGCTATAGTCAGTCGCCCATCGGAAAGAAAGCTCAACTGCTGGTTTGCCTGACTTAAGCTTGACGGTTTCGATTGGGTCATTGCGGAACTCCTCTAAGTACCAGACGACGCTGCGGACTAGTGTCATTCTGTTCTTGTTGGGGTGCTCTGAATCCCAGGGCCGGTTGCGGGCGGCGTCCCAGGTGTCCGACAGAGCTTGGTTGACGGCCTCGAGTTGTGCCTCCTCGAAGGTGGCACCCTCGCAGCGGGCGTGGTCGTATCGCTCGAGGGCTTTGTGGTAGTGCTGGCCGAACGCGAGGTGGACGTTGGTGGTGCGGCCAGTGTAGCCCTCGATGATGGAGAGCTGGTAGTAGCGGGGGCACGTCTTCAGCGCGCCGAGGCTGGTGGAGTCCCAAGCTAGTTGGAGGTTTGGGAGCTTGGTTGAGAAGCTGCTATTTGACACGGCCTAGCTCCTCATGGCTTGGGCGCCAGTCCTAGCTCGGCGAGGGTAATGCCAGTCACACGGGTCGCGCGGCGCTTGCCATCGGCCTCGTCCTTGGCCCACAGCTCGCGGGCGGCGCGTTCGGCCTGGACAATGGCGCGGAGCCAGTCGTCGTTGGGGATGGGATAGGTTGACATGAGCTCGTCAATGGAAGAGGGGAGGGCTTCAGAGAGGGGGTCAGCCATGGGTTAAGTCCTTGAGGCTGGGGATGGGGGGTGGCTGATGGCCAAGAGCGGCCGCGTCTTCGATCTGGTCGAGCATGGCGCCGATAAGGAGACGCACAGCTTCGGAGCGCTTTATGCGCTGACCGAACAGCGCGTCTATGCGCTCTAGGTCACGCGGCGTGAGGTGGAGGTGGATGCGGACGAGAGTCTCGCTAGCTTTGCGGCCCATGGCCTTCGTTCCTCAGGGCATCGGCGCCCAGGTTGTCTACGGAGCTGGCCCCAAGCCTGGTGAAGAGGTCCTCGGTGGGCGAGGGGCGAGGCTCATGCTTGACGTACTCGATGAGGGCGTCGGCTAAGCGCTCCATGGATACGTGGGGGTGCGCGTGTACTAGAGCTAGGGCGATGGCCCATTTACGTAGCTCCTGGTTCGCTTGGGCCTCCTTGCGTTGGCGCTCGGTCTCCAGCGCTAGCTTGAGGTTCAGTCCTTCGGTTGTCTTTTCCATTTGTGATCCATAGCTCGTTGTCGGCGGAGGTTCGGCGAAATGAGAGGTCGGCCAAGGCGGGTATCCCCGCCCTGGCACGGTAGAAGGCCTGGGTTGCTTGTTGGAAGTCGTTGACCTCCACCACCAGGCCGTAGGGCGATTCCAGGGCGCGGTGCAGGATGGCCCTGATTTCGTCGATGGTCATGCCTGGATGCCGTGGCCGGCGCGAAGGGCGCTGATATTGAGCGTGGTGTCAACGTAGTCACGCTTGGACTCGACCCGCCTCTTGGCCTCAGGGTAGTAGTTGTCAGGCTGCCCGCGGAGGAGCTGGTTGGCAAGGGAATCCGTCTCTTCGGCCTTGAGGCTGATCCCCTCTCGGGCACAGGCGGCGCGGATGGACTCCTTGGCCATCTTGAGAGCTTCGCGCTCGACGGGGTCGATGGGGCCTCGGCCGGCGCGGCGCTCACTGAAGACGTACTGCTCGGCGTAGGATGCGAACTTCTCGCGGAGGGCTTCGAGGTCCAGGTCTTGGCCGTTTGCGGCGGCTGTGTCCTGGGCCTTCTTAACGTGAGGCGCGAAGTTGTTGCGGAGGTTCTGGCTGAGGGTCTGGTTGAGGACGCTCGCCTCGACGGCGTTGCAGGTGTGGCCCTCAGTGTAGGGGGTAGGGACTGGGAAGGTGACGTCACCTATGGAGATGGTCTTGTTGGTGGGTGCGGAGTCTGGAGCGTCAAGCTGGGCCTCCGGCCCGTTCTTATGCTTACGTGCCATTTGGACTGTTCCTATGTTGCTGGATGGCGCGGATTGCGCCGGTAGGAGTTCGCATAGTAATGGGCGGATGTGGTGATGTCAACTGAGCACATCGTTTGGTTTCCAAACGGTGGGCCCAGCTCAGGCTCCATCGTCCTCGTCAATTAGACCCATGCGGACTAACCACGCGTGGTCGCTTTCTTTGGGTTTGCCTTTGATCTTACTCGTAAGCTTGGGTTCGGCCACGGGACCGCCATAGCTGAACCATTCCCTGCAGCAGGCTTCGGGGTCGCTTTCCCACTGCGTGAGCATGGAGGCGACCTGGCTCCAGGGTACGTCTATGTGGTGCGGGCGGTAGCTAGTGCCGTGGGCGAGGAGGAAAATCATAAACCTCCAGCGCCCTGTTTCTAGGGGGTGCAGGTAGATGGTCGGCGCTGCACCCCCACTCAAGAGGCAGGGCATGCCGTTGCCCAGCTTTGGCCTCGATGGGTCATGTAGATGCATGTTCATGCTTGCCCTCGTTGAGGTTGGTTGGATGCGTAATGGACCCAGCCCACGTGAGGCGCGGGGAAGTCCTCGGACCTGGTATAGTACCAGGCCATGGTTAGGATGTAGATGAGGGCTAGAGTGATCCACCAGAGTCTTCTTCTGAAGTGTCTTTGGGCTAAGGTTGTGCCCCTGGGGGGCCAGATGTAGTGCCAGACAGAGAGCCAGAGGTAACCTGCGACTAGCCCGAGGATTACTGCCGCGATGAGTATGATCATGGCGCTGGTCCGGCGGCGCGCGCTTGGCGCTCCAGGCCCGCCTCATCGAGGCCGTAGTGGAAGGCGATGCTGAAGGCAGCCCAGGCGGCCATGTAGGCCGCCTCCATGCTGGGGCCATAGCGGCGCACGTAGAGGTAGGTATCGGAGTCCTCAGAGTCTCCGTAGCGGATGCCACAGAGCCAGTAGTCATCGCGTTTGGCCGCGAAGCTGATGCCTACGTCGGGCAGCTTCAGGGTGGAGTCTATGTGTTTGAGGAAGTCTTTCATTCTGCTGCCTCCTTGGGTGCGGGTTGGTGGCTGAGGTTGACGCCGGGGCCGCCTGTAGCCATGATGTGGAATAGACAGGAAGCGGTGCCGCTCTCCAGGTAGGGATGGACTTTGTCTGTGTGGTGGCGGCTGACATAGCCGAGTTGAATGTGGGGGCCTTCGGCGAGATGGCCCGCGTCGAAGCCGTAGGACTGGAGTTCATTGTCCCATTTCATCCACTCGGATGTTTCGATGGTCTCCGGGTCTAGGTAGACAGCAATGGCATGGGGATCGAACTCATTCTCCGGCTCGGCCACAAGGAGGAGGGGGTGGCCTGGTTGTAGGTTGCCTGTGATGGCCTTGGCGGGGGGTCGGTAGTGCATACCGACGAGGGGGACTATTGTCATGACTTGTCTGGCTCCTTTGTTTCGTCCTCGACGAGGGGCCCCCAGTTGTTGTCGCACCACTGGGAGATATTCTCGAGGTCCGACTGGATGTTGGAGACCTCGACGGAGATGTTGGCGAGGGCCAGCGCGATGAGGATCTTAGTTTTGTCCTCTCCGCTGGTTAAGACGTGCTCCCAGATGTGCTGGACCTCTTTGGAGAGCTGGCCTATTGCGTTCTCTATGCTTAGGGGCTTGGTCATGGTCGGCTCCTACTTAACAACTCTAAGCTTGGGAAGGCCTTTGAACTCAGTCTTGAGGTCGTTGCGGCGCGCAGCTACGTTGGAGTGGCGTGCGTCGTCGTCTGGGTTGCGCCACTTGGCCATAGTGCGGCGAACGGCGAACTGGGGGTAGGCATCTAGGACGTCCTGCTTGCTGCGGCAGTAACGAACGAACCGGCCGTTGGGCACGGACCAGATACCCCAGAGGGGGTCGCGGCCCGCCACGAGGCAGGAAGCGTAGTAGATGGCCCGAAGCTTGTTGGTTTTGGCGTCCACCTGGCACAATGCGAGGAGGGACTTGAAGGCTAGGACTGAGCTGAGGTTATGATTTGGCATGGTTAGGTTCCTTTGCAACTGGGACTTGGTAGTCTGGGGTGATGCGGCCGTCGCGACGCAGCACACGGATGGTGGAGCTGGCGTGAGACCTGGTGACACCTAGCTTCATAGCTACCTTCATGAGGTCGGACCAGCCGCAGCCTGGGTTGGAGGCTACATGGTTGACCATGGACTCGCGGATCATGTCCATACGGGCTGCGGCAGCTCGCCTGGCTGGTCGCAGGGTGTCGAGGGGCGTGCCTGCAGCTTGATAGATGCCGTCGGTTTTGGTGACTAGGCCGCTGTCCACGAGGCCGGAGATGATGCGGTGGGTGAAGGACTTGGAACGGCCCCGGCTCGTGCCGAAGGTCATCACACCAGCCCAGCGTGAAGGAAGGAGGAGGAACTCAGTTAGGCCGTTGCGGAACTCTGTGACTTCGGCTGGAGTCATGCGTGTGTATGAGTAGCGGTGAGCTTTGGTGCGCTTGGGCACGGGCAGCGCGGCTATGACCTGGGCGCGAACGCTCTGGGGTCTAGCCTCCGGTTGGTAGTTTGCGGGGCCTAGATGCCAGTCGCGCACTCGGCCCGGCATTGCGTTTAGCAGCGGTAGTATGTCGTGGGGGTCGCCCTCCACTATGAGACGGACTCGGGTCATTTTGCAACTCCTTTGGTGTAGTGCCTAGGATGGCGCGAATGCGCTCAGGTGGGCGGTGGAAGAAACGGCCCAGCTGATGGATGGTCCAATTAGGCAGTCCTTTATGGACGCGTCTGACTGCGTCGTAACGGGCTATCAGAATGTAGCGCGAGGTTCGGGTGCCCAGGAGAGCGTCAATGTTTGTGGCATAATCCTGGGCACAAAGCTCTAGGATTTGACGCGCAAGCTGGGCTTCGCCCGCCTCTGCTAGTGTTGTCGGGTCGATTGCCATGGCTCTTAGCCCTCATCTGAGGCTCCCTCTCGCACTGGCTGAGCCTGGGGGCGGGATGCCCCCAGGTAGGTGGTGGTCAACGGCGCCCCTGGATGTAGGCGGCGCGGCCTTCGGGGCTGCAGTAGCAGTCCTCGACGCGCTCGGCGGCGCGCTGGCGGTTGGCCTCCAGCTCGCGGAGGTTGGTCTCGACCATAGCGGCCACGGCTTTGGCGGCGGCCGCGGCGGCCTCGGCCTTGGCCGCGAGTCTTGCTTCAAGATCGGACATTTGCAGTCTCCTTTCTTGTTGGAGCGGGAGTGCTCCCAGTGAGGCGGGCTGAAGCCCGCCTCCTAAGCAGCACTCGCTTAGTATGGTGGCTCCTCTGAGGTTGCGCGCGGTGCGCGGGTCATGATTAGGAGGTAGTTGCAGCCACGGCGGCGGATGTCCGTGAGCTGGCCGCAGGCTTTGCACTCGCCGTGGGTGTAGAACTGGTTAGGAGTGGACATGGTTTGGCGAATGCCGCAGTGGTCGCAGGTCCACTTCTGGTGGATAGTGTGGCCCGCGCGGTGCAGCTTGTAGGCGGCTGCGGCGGTTTCGTCGAAGGGGAAGTCTCGCGCTTCAGTCATAGAAGAACCAGTTCCATTGGTCGCGGATGAAGCCCGCAATTTTGGGGAGACTGTAGCCGTCGCTGTCGTTCATGGCGATGATGCCTGAGGCGTTTTTGATGGCATAGAAGTCACAGATGGGATCGGCGTTGTTGTTGTTGCCGTCGTCGTCTTCCAGCTCGGAGGGGCTGAAGCCGGCGGTTAGGGCTGCGGCGCCAAGGGCGCAGACCATGAAGCGGCCGCTATTGGTCGCCTCGATGAGGTGGTAGCGTATCTGGCGGTAGCGGCCTTGCTCCATGTCGCGGAGCCAGGCGAGGCGGTAGCGGTTACGCATAGCCCTAGGGGACTCCAGTAGGGCGATGGGGGCGGTGTAGTTGGGAACGTTGGCTGATAGCTCTTTGAAGTGTTTCATGGTGTGCTCCTTGTGCGGTGGGCTGCAATGCCTTGGCTCTGCTTGATGGAGGCGAGTTTCATGAAGCGGTGAGCCTGGTCGAGAGAGGCGAGGGCGAGGAGGTAGAACTGCTCGCTCTCGGGGTCTGAGCCGGCGTCATCTATGCCGCAGAGCATACGCATGCGGGTGGCGTCGAGCTCGTGCGCGTAGTCGCGCAGCACCTCGGGCGTGTAGTGATGGAGGTCGTCGTCGGTGTTGGTCGGGCTCATTCGTAGTCCTCCTCGTCTGTTGGCTCGAGGGCCCAGTAGTTTGGGTCGGTGAGCACATCCGGGCGGTAGTGGCTGAGCTTGCGCTTGCGGCACTTGTTGCAGGCGCGGCAAAGCTCGATGCCGCGCGCGTCGTATTCCCAGTAGGATGGGAGGCCTGAGCCGCAATCGCACAGGCGGACGTAAGGGTTGGTGTGGGGGAGAGTCATTGGTAGGGTGCTCCTTGGTGTTAGGGATGTTGGCTGATCTCTATCTCCTCTACGCGCCAGATAGAGATGGGCCGGTTTGGATGCTCGTGCAGGTAGACTTGCATCCAAGCTTGTGCCTCTTCAAGCGAGCGTAGGCGTTTCATGACTAAGCGCTCTGAGTTGGCTTTGCCGGAGACAGTGTGCTTCACGGCGTAGTGGGTTAAGTGCTGCGCTCTTGGAGTCATTGGGCTTGGCTCCTTTCGGTTGGGGTGGCGCGCCCGTAGAGCTTGATGAAGCATGGCTCGCATACTATGACACAGCGCGACGGCCGCCAGTGGGGGCCGAAGCGACGATGGAGCTCGGCGACGGCTTGGTCGTCAGTCCAGTCGCTTCGGCACTTGTTTTGGCAACAGTCGCAGATGTAGATGCGAGTTGGCATACTTGGGGCTCCTTGAGGGTTTGGGCTAGTTGGTTGGCGCGCCAATACCATACGGCGAGCTGGGTGCGGTTCTGCAGGGCCAGAGTCTTGAGTATGGATTTGACGTGGACCTTGACGGTAGACACGCTGATTGACAGCGTGGTAGCTATCTGGTGGTTGGTTGAGCCCTTGAAGACAAGGGCTGCTATTTGCAGCTCGCGCCGCGTTAGGTTTCGCATGTGGGCTTAGGTCTCCAGGTTTCTATCAGTGGGCCCCATAGTGTTACTCGTAAGCTTCACATGTCAACTCGTTTGATTAGCTAACCCTGGGTAGGCGGCGCATCTTGTGTGGTGCGCCATTTGCTTTACAGATCATTGTGTCATTCTTGTAGCGGATATTGACTTCGTAGCCAGCCTTATCAGCGTCCTCCTTATTGATGTAGGTTCCATCTCGATGGAAGAGGCTGCGCACGCGGAAGTCTTTACCCTCGTTCCAGTCCTGTTGGGCAGCTTTGGCACTCTTGTAGTCTCGGCCGTATGCGCCGCTGACAGTTAGGTATGTTGTCATCACATTGGCTCCTTGCTTGGAGTGTTGGTAGGCGGCTTCAGTGGCTCCGAAGGTGTTGGCGGAGGTGGCCCGCACAGACAAGCTTGCCACAATGGTTGCAGCCGGCTAGGACTCGGCGCTCTTTCTTGTAGTGGCGCTTAGCCTCGCCCCGCTTGAAGATGTAGACTAGAGTGTCCCCGATGTGCCTGACTCCTTCAAAGTCAGGTGGGATGGGAGACTTGAGGCCAAAGGCTGCGAGGATGTCGGCGTTGTCCATCTGCTTGATGTAGGGGCCATACTTAGTCTCGACCTCGTGGACGAGGTTATGGCCGGGCTGGTAGAGTAGAGGTCGCTGTTTGCGGTTGATCATGTCCTGCACCGTCGCAAAACGATATGTCCAATGTAAGAGAGCTCTTCGGCCATATCGTCGATGTCCGTTAGGTATTTGTGCTCGGCTTCGCCGTTGGCGACTGCATCAAGATACCAGCGCTTGATTTGAGCCTCAGAAACCCAGCGCGCCTCTGGGTAGATGATCTCATAGCCTTGCTGCATAACTTTTCCCTTTCGTGATGCTAACTGGAAACCGCGTGCCCTACACGCGGTCTGCGCTTAGCACTCAGTGGATAGTGGTTGGCCCCTCGAGCTCGTCGAACATGGCCTCGAGGAAGTCGGACTGGGCTCGGCGGTGGATCGCCAGGATGTGGTAAGTGCATTCGTGGCGGATGGCTCGTCGCGCATGGCTGTAGCATTCACGGCGATGGCCAGGGTTGGTCAGGGCGTAGAGGCGACGAACGACCTCGATCGGACGCGCGAGGGGGTCGATGTCGAGCTTTAGGTAGACGCTGGTGAGGGCTCTCACTGCTTGCAACTTTTCCATGGTAGGCTCCTGGTGGCTATGGTGATGAGGAGGCGATGGTAACAGTGCTGGGTCATCGTGGGCCTCCCTTGAAGATGGCATTGCGCTCGATGTTCCAGAGGTCAACGACGACCTGTTGGCACTCTAGCCAGTCGGATTGGTTCTGCCACACTAGCTCGGAGAGATGGGAGCCGTGTGGGACTTTGGTCTTGATCTCCTCTAGAATGCGGAGGGTGGTATTGATAACCCGCTCGACACTATTGTCGAGGATGTATTGGTCACGGATTCCGTCTTGCATGATCAGGCTCCTTGTTGGATAGAGTCGCCGGTAGGCGACTCTATTAGATTAGGCCCATCTCTTTGAGCCAGGCCTCTTCGTTACCGGGCTTTGCGAGTTCTTTCATCTTGCGTTTGCGAGCTCGCACCTCATCGGCCTCTTCCATCCGCTTCATGGCTGGGCCGTAGCCGGCCATCTTGAAGATGTCGGACTGGGTTGGTGCCCCGGGGAGGCCGATGGTTGGAAGGCTGAGGGCTTTGCGGCGGTCGAGGAACTGGGTGATGAGGGTGTCAAAGGTAGCTGCGGCTTGGCGAGCTCCTTGATAGAAGGGGCCCTTAGGCATTGCCATTAAGAGCTGGTGGATGTTGCCTATTGGGAAGTGGACTGTGTGACCCTTGAGATTGCCGGGTAGAGGTGGGAATGCGAGGTATACGTCGTCACCCGCGATCCACATCGAGGCGGCATGAGCCGGGACTGGATAGGGCGGCTCGGAGATGGGGACTGGTTTGGTGTGGTTTGGCCGCTTATGGCTTGTGTGTTGAGTCATGGCGGTTAGGACTCCATGGTAGGGCTGGATTGCGTTCCGGCCCATGGGCCCATTGTGCGCCCGGAATGGGGCGGACATATGACCTAATATGTATATACATAATCTAGTTAGGCGGCTAAACAACCGTAGGATGCCTGGGGGTTGTGACTGCCCCTATGGTGTGGCAGCTGCTAGGTGCCAGCCCGTGGACCAGGCCCAATGTTGGTCGGGCTGTTTGCGGGGGCTGTATGGGTTGAACTCAGCGGGGAGGCCCTCGTGGTATGCGCCGTAGCCCTCATTCCATGGACCTACGTAGCGTCGCCAGTCAGGGCATAGTGCGCCCTGACCTAGCTCTCGTATGATGTGGGTGGCATTGCGCCTCATTTGCGCTTGCCCTTGGCTTTGTAGCTTCGGCCCGCTTTGCTCATTGCGATGGCGACGGCTTGCTTCTGGGGTTTGCCCGCGTGCATCTCGGTGCGGATGTTGGATGATACGGTTTTGTCGCTCTTACCTGACTTGAGGGGCATTGAGGTTTCTCCTATGGTTGGGCCCTGAAGTGTTCAGGGTTAGACACTTGGAGCTCTTGTAGCATGGCTTCGCCGCGAGCCTCTTGGTCCGCGTTGCCTGATAGCATGAGCTCGTTGATGAGGTCGAGCTTCTCCTCGAGGGTTGTGGGCTCTCGCATTGGGGCTGGATCGTTGAGGCTGTGACGGCGATTGCGTAGGCGTATGTTGCGGCGGGCAAAGCGTTTGTAGTAGGACTCGCGGAATAGGAGCTTGTTAGCTGGTGGCGTTGGGCGAGTGGCGATGTCACGGACCTCGTTAAGTAGGCGGATGTAGTCGCCGGATTGGGACGCGCGGATGCAGGCTTTGAGGAGGGCGATGTTGGTTTGCTCGAGGGCTCGATGGTTGGCGAGCCCTTCCTCAATGACCTCGATCATGGATTCTTGGCTGATGGACATGGCGGGCGCAGCTCCTTGGTGCGTTGGGCGGTGCGTTGAAGGGGTATGTTAGGACGGTGCGCTGGATGGTGCAATGAAATTTGGCGTATGGTTGGCGCGGACGGCCCCTATGGTGGGCCGAGTCTCGTCTTAATGTCTAGTATTATGTAATATATATATATATTATATCTAATTAAAAAAGGAGTGCATTAATTTAGACCTGGGGCGAAAATTCTGCGCTCAAAGCTGGCGCGCACGATCGAACTGGACCCACAGTTTGGAAACCAAATGGTGTGTCGGACTCATGCACATCACTGGGCAATACACGTCCTAATACACCAGCTTAACGCACCGGCTTAACGCACCGGCTCAATGCACATGCAGCTGCAGCTGCAGCTATAAGGGCCAGCCCTACATTAGGGCTGGCCCTTAGCCGGCTAACAATCAAGTAAAAGGGAAGGGACTCGGTTTCCCGAGTCCCCTTGTTGGTTTAGGCCGCTTCGTCTTCGTCCGAAGTTTCGGGCTCGATCCCCATTTCGCGGAGTTCGGCAATTTCCCGCCTCGCCATTTCGAGGAACTTTGGCTTAGCATTGACCAAGGCATTGAGCTTTGAAGTGAGGCTCTTGCCCTTAGGAACGGGCTCCCCGTTCTTTTCGCATTGAGCAATGAGGAAGACCTTCGCCTTATCCCTTGCCATGCGGAAATCGAGGGGTATACGCGGACCCGTATCACGGAGTCCCAATGTCCCCGTTTGTGCCTTTCGCCACCGTTCGTCGGCCGCCTCGTTGCAAAGCCGGTTTTGTTCGGACTCGTCTTTGCCTTCCGCCACCGCTTTGGCTTTGACGTTTGCGTATGAGTCCTGTTGACTTTGCTTCATGCCGTAGCCGAACTCATAGACGAAGAACTTCTCAAATTCCTCGCCGCCTTCGTTGAGCCCGTTCCGGATTGCGTCCAACGTGATAGAGTTGTCACCGAAACGGAAAGTCTTCGAGTCCTCATCATATGAGAACGTATTGAGTGCTACGATCGGAACGACCGTAGGAGTATCGGTTTGGTCCGCTTGGACCTGCACCGCAACCTTTGCCCTTTTGGGCATGGCGCTTCACCTTTGGCTTTATGGGCGGGAACCATTTCCCGTTTCCCATGATCATAAGATAGTGAAGCGAGTCCGATATTGCAAGCTTTATTTTACAGGCTTAAGCACACTAGCGTGCGACGGATTGTCGCACGCGCCTATGACTGCACGATAGCCAGCTAACGATTGCTACCTGCAACAAAGTGTTGCAGTCTGCAACAGCGGCGCGCGCACTTAGTTAGCTGGCTAACGATGGGTCCCCTTTGGGTCCTACTTTAGCCAGCTAAGAAGCCGGGGCTCGGGCCCTAAGGAGTTCCTTAGCCGGCAAACTTTCGGCCCAACTCCTCAGGTATAATTTTAGGAATTCTGGACCCACCTTTGGCCACCTTCCCGCCGCCAGCCCCCTTGACAAGTCCCGGCGCGCGTGCCCACATACCTCGTATGCCTACCGACGCCTCAACCATTGCCAACCTCCTCCGCGCCCGCCCGGGCAGGCCCGCGCGCGACATCCTCCAGCTGCGCGTCATCCGCGAGCTCACCTCTGAGGATGTAGCCGCCCCTCAGCTGCCGGCTCCGCAGCGGGTACGCCCTTTGGGCGAGCTCAAGCACGCTCATCACCAACTGGCGCGCCTTATGGCCGAGGAGACCGATCACTACACCGCCTCGGCCATCACAGGCTACTCCTCCTCTACCATCTGGCGCCTGCAGCAGGACCCGATGTTCCAGGAGCTTGTGGAGCACTACCGGGAGCACATAGACGGCCAACACCTGGAGGCCCACCAACGCCTAGCCCACACAGGCATGTTAGCCCTCGAGGAGATCCAACGTAGGCTCCTGGAGGAGCCTGACAGGCATTCAAATAAGGACCTACGGGACATAGCCGAACTTACGTTCGACCGTTCCATAGCTCCTAGCAAAGGCGCACCGCGAGGTATGGCTCCTCCCGGCGGCGCGCCTCAGGGGGTCCAACTGGTGGTACAGTTCGTCGAGCCTAAGGCGCGTGCGGACGCTACAGTCATCGACGTCACCCCAGTTAAGGACCCCGTCTGATGGCCAGGTTGCTACTAGGTTTGGCGCTTTTCCTCTGTAGCAACCTGGCCGCTTTTTCCCATGATCTCTGGATCAACGGCGAGCCGGTCCCGGCGTGGATCAAGAACTCCTGTTGTGGGCCCGCAGACGCGCACCACCTCCTCAGCTCTCAGGTCCATGCTCTGCGCGACGGCTGGCATATTGATGGCTATCCTTTTACTCTTAGCTATGGTCGCGAGTTGCCATCGCAAGACGGCGACTTCTGGGTCTTCTACGCCACACTCGAGGCCGGCGGCGTCAGCCCCGTGTACTGCTTTTTCGCTCCGGTGCAGACCTGGTAGGTAGCTAAGATGTCGTACTTTGCCAACATTCTAGCTATCCACCTCGCCCTCGCCCCCGTTCCTCCGAGCAAACCCAGCCCCGGGCCCCAAAATCTGCCCTTACTGCGCTTTTTAGCCCAACTTCCTGCCTCAGATCTCCAGGAAAGAGCTTATCAAGCGTCTAAGAGCTGGAATTTGCGCGCAAATAACTGCTGGATGGGCCTAATCGGCCTAAAACAGCAGCCCAGACCGACCGAAACTGAGCTAATTACGGCGTGTGGACCGTACTCGAGGCGCGGAACCGCCTCACAGATCATGTCTTACATCACCCAGGAGGGGCACTATGATCTTCAGCAAACTCTTACAGGCAGCTCTAGCGTTCGCCATCCTACTGCTCAACTTCCTCCAAGAAGTAAACTGGTTGGAGCGCTTCCCCAGTCTCGTCGCAGCCATCACCATGGTGCTGTCAGGCATTCTGCTGGTCGTGGCGCTGGTCGAACATAATCGGGCCAAGCCCAAGTGAGAGCTCTGGGGGCGCTCCTAGCTTGTGTAGTTATCCTGCACGGTCCAGATGGATCGAGGCTGCTCATTCAATCCAGGCATCTCATCGGCGTGCGCGAGGTTACTCACGACCACGTAGCTAAGGGCTCCCACGCCGTGGTCTATACCACTGACGAGAATTGGGCCGTAACTGAGACTGGCAAGGAGGTAGCTGAGAAGCTCGAGCACTGCCGCAAGCTAGACCCATGAGCCACAAAGTTGCATTCAAGCTCGAAGGAGTGCTCAAGCTCATAACTGAGACTGAGCAGTTAGGCTACGCCTTAGTAACACTGCACTTTCCCAACGGCACTATCGTAACAGCAAGAGGTGATCCCATGGCCTATACCTTGCCTGACGGCTACCAGGTTGAAGTAGCTATCGCCTATGTGGACGCGGGCGGAAATCCAGCCACAGTGGACGGCAACGTCACCTGGAGCTCCAGCGACCCCACGATCCTTACCGTCACCGCCGATACCACTGTGGCCCAGCAGATGCAGGCTATCGTTGCGGCGACTGGGGCCCTCGGTAATGCCCAGGTCCAGGCTAGCGCCGATGCAGACCTCGGCTCTGGGATCACTACCCTCAACACCTTGATGGATGTGACTGTGGTTGCGGGGCAGGCCGTCAGCGGCACGATCCAGCCGGTGGGGGCGGCCGAGCCCATCCCCCCGGCGCGGGCGGGCTCCAAGAGCTCGAAAAAGTAAGCTGGCCACCCGCGTGGCACGGCGTCGAACACCTCATCAGATGGCTCGGTGTTGGACCTGTGCCCTTCAAGCCCGCGAGTCGGATTACTCCTTTCTGGGCTCGAGGAGGTAGGAATGAACATCTCTGAGGCTGGGGGCAACGTGCTGATTGAGCGGGAAGGCATGCGCCTCGAAGCCTACCAGGACAGTGTGGGGGTCTGGACTATCGGCGTTGGTCACACTGCCGCAGCCGGACCCCCTGAGCCCAAACCCGGCATGACCATCAGCGAGGAGGAGGCTGAAACCATCTTCATCCAGGACCTCACCGAGTTCGAGGAGGCTGTCAATGACCTCGTCAAGATGCCCATGCGCCAACACCAGTACGACGCGTTCGTCTCCATCTGCTTTAACATCGGCCAGGGCGCTTTCGCGGACAGCACTTTCCTCGAGCGCTTCAACCAGGGCGATGTGCCTGGATGCGCCGAGGCCATCCTTATGTGGGATCAACCACCTGAGATCATTCCGCGCCGCCAGGGTGAGTATGTGCAATTCCTGGGTTACATCGCTCGCATCGAAACCATAGTGGTTGCCTAAAGATGTCGTGACAATGGAGGCGGCTCAATGCGCAGAGCTCTATTGGCAACAGTCACAGTTCTAGCCCTAGCTTACGCCAACCCCGTGCTGGCCGAGCACGGCGACGGCCGTGAGGGGGGCCATGACCACGGAGCTGGCCATGAGGGCCATGAGGGCCATGAGCACGGAGGCGGAGGCGGGAAGGGCCATGAGCATGAGGGACACGAGCATGGCCCTGATCACGGACACGACCACGGAAAGCCGCCTGGTGGAGGGGGTAAGCCCCCAGGAGGTGGCGGCGGGGTGCCTCCGAGCGGCGGGAAGCCTCCGGGCGGAGGCAAGCCGCCTGGCAGCGGAGGGACGCCGCCGGGAGGCTCTGTCCCTCCGGGAAGCGGCACGCCTCCTGGAGGCGGCAGCCCGCCAAGCGGTGGAACCCCACCCAGCGGCGGATCACCCCCATCAGCGCCGAGTTCTAGCTCGTCTACTCCGGCGAGTGGCAATGGGGATCATGACTGCCAAAACCGCCTGAGGTGCTAAGATGTCGTGCCTAAGTCCCCAGTTCATAGCTAACATCATAGTCCTGATCGCCATTGTGGCCATCATCCGACTGGGTTGTTTGAGGCTGCGGTGATAGATCGGCGCGAATATAATCGCGAGTACAGGCGGAAGCACCGAGCCAAGGACCCTTGGAAGCGTAACCACTCGGTCGAAGGGACGAGGTATGTGCCACCAGAGGTATGGCTGGAACGGGATTACGCCCTCAATCAGCCTAGAAGCTTGACCGCGGAGCTACTAGGGGATCCCTTGCCAGGAAGGAGCGCACTGGATGCACAGAGTGATCAAGGAGCTAGCCTGGGCAGCACACTCCAAGAGGCCCCCAGGACTGCCTTTCGGCCGTTGTCGAGGAACCGCCGCAATAGGCCTGCGCTATGAACGCAAGGTTGCGGCTCAATTTCCCAGCGCCATCCATGGACAGTGGTGGAACTTCTGCGATGCAGCCGGCCTCGGATACTGCCAGACCGACGTTGTGCTGCTATTGTTCGGCCATCTCATTATACTCGAATGCAAGCTTACGGATTGCCTGTCAGGCCGTGCCCAGCTCGCTGAGCTTTACGTGCCCGTGGTGTCTAAAGCGCTGGCGCGGCCAGCTCATGGTATCATTGTCGCCAGGAATGCGGCTGCAGACAGCGATCCCAGACTCGTTGTTGGCACTATGGCGGAAGCACTACGGCTCACCTGCGCCAAAGGAGTTATACCGACGCTCCAGTGGCTCGGCAAAGCGCGCCTGCCCCAGTCTTGAGCACACCTTGTCGCTGCCCTCCCCGCAGGGGCTTGATAAGTCAACACCCCCGTGAGATCCTAGCTGCACCCTCAACCAAGGAGTACGTTCAATGCCAGGCTTCAGCACTGACGGCATGCCTACTGTCCCTGTGGGCTACACTTTCACCGGCGCAGAGCTCGTCGCCGTAGACACCGGTCTCGGCCAGGGCATTAACCCCGCCACTTTCGCCTGCAGCCTTGCCCAGCTGGGTTTTGGCTCTATGCAGACGGTTGTGCCGCTCACTGGCTTCAGCATCACAGTCACAGCCCCAACCAACATCCTGCAGCTGACGCCGGCTGGCACGCTCGCCACAGGCACCATCGTGTTCCCCAGCAACGCGGTGAATGGTCAGACTCTGAGGATCATGAGCACGCAGATAGTCACCGCGCTGACCCTTACGCCAGGCCAGAACCCTGTGGGCGGCGTCATGACGAACCAGACGATCAACTCCTCTGCCTCGGCCCTCGCCGCCAACACGGCTCTGGAGTGGCAGTACCAAGCCTCCAATAATACCTGGTACAGGATTCAGTAACCTGGGAGGGGTGCCATGAAAAGGTTAATTTGGGCACCGCTCCTAGCAGGTGCCCTGTTAGCGTTGGCGCCCCTTAGCGCCAACGCTCAGATCTTCCAGGGTCAACGCGTTACGACCTGCGGGACTGGTGGCTCAGCCGTACCACCGGGTTCCCCGGCCCCAGTCACCATCGATCAGAACGGCTACACCTGCACCTCGGGCACAGGTGGTGGAGGAGGGGGCGGTGCGGTCACAGCCGCAGTCGGTAGCTTCGTAACTGGCTACTCGCCTGACGTAGGTAGCTCGAGCACTACCGCCTGGACAGGCACAGGCACGCCTACGATGCTCGGTCTGCTCCAGGGTATCTACAATGGGGTCATCCTGGGCACAGGCTTGTTCGGCGCAGTTAGCCCCACGTCCGGCATCGCCATTGGCGCGAAGAACGGCACGAACCTCGTCCAGCTCAGCGCGGACGGCTCGAACAACCTAAATGTTAACTGTACGGTCGGGTGCGGTGGAGCGGGCACAGTCAGCAACGCCGGGAGTGCGGTCGCCACGTCCAGCACCAACATTGGGGCCGTGAGTTGGAACTATGGCTTCAATGGAACGACTTGGGATCAACTCCAGGTTGATGGCTCTAAGAACCTGAAAGTCAACTGCACCATCGGCTGTGCAGGTGGCTCAACGAGCAATGCGACCTCCGGCGTAGCAACCAGCTCGACGAACGGCGCGACAGTCGCCTGGCTCTACGCATTCAACGGCACAACTTGGGACCAGCTGCAAGATGACGCCTCGAAGAACCTAAAGGTTGGCGGCATAGCTAGCAGCTTCGTGGATGGCTGGAGCGTCACGGCCGGGACCAAGGCTGATGCAGCCTACGCCGGATCTGGTGGAGCCTCCGAGATCGCAGCCCTTAAGGGCATCTACAATGCAGCCATCGCGCCGCTGGCTGCCGGCTCGGCCATTATCGGTAAGGTCGGAATCGACCAGACTACTCCCGGCACTACGAATGGCACCTCGTTGGCGTTCATTGGTGGCAGCGCAGTGGCGTCCGGCTCGGGCGCAGCTGGTGCTGGCGCAGCGCGCGTCACAGTGGCTACAGACTCGGCCACGGTGGCAGGCTCGGCCAGCTTGCCTACCGGCTCTAACATTGTGGGCAAGGTAGGCATAGATCAAACCACACCTGGGACTACGAATGCGGTCCAGATCACCGGCGCATTGCCGGCCCTCGCTACCGGCTCGAACGTCGTCGGTCAGGTCTCAATCAACCAGACCACTCCCGGCACCACCAATGCTGTGCAGTCGGTCCCTGGCACCACTGGGGGCCTGAGCTTCTTCTTCCTGCAGCCTATCGCCGGTAACAACTCAACCAACATCAAGGCTAGCGCAGGGCAGCTCTACCACGTCACAGCGACTAACAACTCTGCCACGATCAACTACTTGCGGTTCTACAATACGGCTGGCGCGCCAACCTGCACCAGCGCGACGGGCATAGTCTACCAGATTGCTATCCCGGCTTCTACCTCAGGTGCTGGGTTCGTGCAGGACATCAGTATGGGCCTGCCGTTCAGCACGGGCATAGGGATCTGCGTCACCTCGGGCTATACCACCACAGATAACACCAACGCCACAGCTAATGCCATCTCACTGACGGTGCTCTATAAATGAAGCTCCTACGCCTAATCTTAGCTCTGGCACTTGCTAGCTCGCCCGCAGGGGCGGCCATTCATGGCAGTAGCGCCGTGCCGACGCTGATGGTAACGCCGATACTGTCGCAGAATGGTGGCTCTGGTACTCCGCCCAGCAACACTGTCGTAAACTATGGCTTCATTAACGGCAACGCCGCTGGAAGCAACTGGAATGCAGCTGAAACTGCAACACAGATGCCGTTCCCAGTCTCTGGGACCCTCAGCAACCTGACTGTTAGGTTTCCCACCGCAGTCGCGGCCGGAACCGCCAGCACTTGTAACGGCGTGCTACAGGCCAGCCCATGCTATGGTATCCAGCTTCGCGTAGGGGGTGTAACCCAAACAATGGGCTGCGTTATCACCAGCGCTTCATTGACCTGCACAGATAACTCCAACACCTATGCAGTCAGCCCTGGCCAGATTATAAACTACATCAGCACCCCGGCAGGCACACCAACGGCTCAGGTCGCCACCCTGCCGGTCCAAGTGTCTATGGTGTTCACCTCCTCGGTAGGGAATGAGAGCCCCTTACTTAGCTCCTGGCTCGGTGGTAACCTGCCTGCCACTGGTATCCAGTATGTAGCGATGGTGGGAGGATCGACAACCGGGCAAACAACCGAGTCCATTGCTTCCTCTGTCATGCCTGCAGCTGGCACCGTCGATCACCTCTACGTCCAGTCCAGTACTGGCGGCCCCGGCGCAGGTGCTAGCTGGACCTTCACGATCTACCAGAACGGCAATCCAACAGCTGAGGGCTGTACACTGTCTGGCAGTCAAGTCCAGTGCAACGATCCTACCAACTCGATCACAGTAGCGGCCGGCGATACGCTGTCTCTCCAGGTTTGCCCTTCGAACACGGCGACCTGTCCTGCTGGTAGTGCTCCAGGCGGACGCAGCAGCAGGCTGTCATCCCGATGGATACCCTCTACTCCAGGCCAGTCTATCGTGTCTGTTAATACCCAGACAACGATCAACGGTGCTGCTGGTGCTACCAGGTGGCAGCCAGTGGACGGCCCTGGCTCTACTACCTCAACCGAGGTTGACTATATCGTAGTTCCAGTTGGGCTAACCATCAGGAACTTATATGAGTCGCAAGCCGTCGCACCAGGAGGTTCTTCGACGCGCGCCTGGACCTTTCGGGATAATAATGTAAGCCACTCACCCGTCTGCACTGTCACCAGCTTAGTTACATCCTGTCAGGATCTAAGTGGCAGCTTCTCGACCTCGACGAACGATCTAATAGATTGGCAGTTCACTAACAGTGGCGCGCAAGCTGCTTCGACCTGGACTAAACTCAGCGCCGTGGTGACAGTCCCATGAAGCGCCACCTCCTAGCCCTAGCCCTGGCGCTGGCTCCTGCACCTGCAGGCGCGCAGCTCATGACGCTGGGCTATGGCGCCGGTGGGGCTGGTGCGGCCGGCCCTGTGACCACCTACGCAGTCGCACCCCTGCTGCTGGCGGGCTCGACCAACCTCAGCGCTAGCACAAATGCCTATTTCCCCCTCCAGGGAGGCGGCTCGAGCGTCCTCAGCGTGGCGCTGCTCACGTTGGCGCAGGCCCAGACCCCTATGCCCACGTATGGAGTGATCAGCAACTTGAGGGCCCAGTTCAACACTGGCATTACCACTGGCACCTACACTGTCACACTGATGCAGAACGGCTCGACCACCGCGCTCAGCTGCGCAGCCTCGACGGGGGTGCAGTCATGTACGAGTGCGGCGCTCATCACAGTGAACCTGGGCGATGCGCTGGCCTGGCAGGTTGCGCCGAGCGGCACGCCTACCGCCCAGCCTTCAGCCTTCCAGATCAGCGCGACCTTCGCCTCGGGTGTGGGGAACGAGGCCCCGATCCTGGCGGGCGGCACCGGGACTGCGAGCCCGGGCGGCTTCGCACAGTACATCCCCTTCCAGAACTCCTTCAATCCGAACCTGACGGAGAGTGCCAGCTCGACACTCATTCCGTTCCCAGGCACCATTGACCATCTGTACTACACGATGGACGCCGCCTCGACAGGCGGGGGCCAGTATCAAATCCGCATCTTTAAGAATGGGGCGACTACCACGTTGACCTGCACCACGGCGATCAATGGCCAGAGCTGTCAGGATCTGGTGGACAGCTTCACGGTGGTGGCGGGCGATACCATCAGTGTGCAGATCTGCCCCTCGAACTCGAGCACGTGCCCTGCTGGGACGCAGCCCTCGGGTCAATGGCCTCAGGTGGGCGTCCGGTGGCAGGCTGGCGGCACCAACAATGGTACTGCGAACTCTTACCCCCTGATGAGCATCTCGGCGGTGCAGCCGACCAGCGCGGCGACGCTCTACGGCCCTGTGGTGGGCAGCTTCAGCAATGTCAGCACTGAGACCGACCTTAACACTGTCCCGCTGAACTACTTCGTACTGAGCCAACTCACGGCCTCGATTAGCCCCTCGCCGAGCACGAGCAAGACCTTCACGCTGCACCAGAACGCGGCGGTTCCCGTTGGCAGCAACATAAACTGCACTATCACCAACCCCGCCACAACCTGCACCTCGTCGTTCCTCTTCGACAAAGGTAAGTTGTTCAGTCTGGCCGATTCCACAGATATACAGGTGACCGGGACAGACACTTCAGTCACATGGATGAAGTACTCTGTCGTGGCGAACGCCTCTAGCTATGTGGGGCCGGCCGATGTGAGTGCGAGCTTCTTCGCAGGCGGCGACCTCTACTATGGGACTAGGGCCTTCAGCGCGGGCTGTGCCACGCAGGGCTGTAATATAATGAACCTGACGCGCGCGAGCGATAGCCACAACTGCGATGTATACCCGACTAGCAGTGGGGACATGGGAAATGTCGTAGGCTGTAGCACGCCCGCAGATAATGGCACCGCGGTAGCGACCTGGTGCAACGCGACGACCTGTAATGTGGTGGAGTGGTACACCCAGCAAACCTATACGGAATGCACCGGCTCGACGCAGTGTCATATCTCCCAGGCCACGGCCGCAAAGCAGCCGGTCTTGACGTTCAACTGCATCGGTGGGAAGCCGTGCGTCACCTTCACAGGTAGCAGCAGCCAGTTCCTGCAGAGCGGCACCACGAGCGCCATGTCCACCAGCGGCACGCAGTTCTTCGCCGCAATAGCTGATCGTACGGCCAACTTCTCAACTGGCGCGAGCATCAGCGGACAGGGCACTGGCGCGTCTCCGTGCTGTGCTAATGGGTATGGCGCTACGACCAACCAGGCGGTGCTGAACAACGGCACCAGTAACGCCTTCCAGACTGCCTCAGACAGCGTGATGCACTCCCTCTTCTTCCTGATGGGCTACTCGGCCGTTACGACCAAGGTCGTCGGAGATGGGCTCGTCTCTGTGGACAATGTGCTGGGTGCGTTGCAGTCGAGCAATGGGACGAGGGTGCCAAGCACGAGTGGCACTGTGACGCTCGGCGCGAGTAACGCGACTACCCAGGCCAACTTCCTAACCGGGAACATCGCGGAGTGGTTCAACTGGGGTAATGCCACCCTGACCACCGCGGCCCTGACGGCGTTGTGCCACAACCAGTACACCTACTACGGGATGGCAACCTCATGCTAGTGCGTATCATCATAGGTCTGGCGCTCATAACCGCCCTGGCGGCTTGGCACCACGGCTTTACTGGCAGCGGTGGTGGAGGAGGGGGTAGCAACCCCCTGGTCATTATCTTTTAGGAGCGAGGTCATGCGACACCTCAGATGGCTTGCAGTGGGGCTGAGCCTCATGGCCTCCCCGGCCCTAGCGGGCAGTCAGACTAGCATCGGCTACACCCCAGGCTCGGGCGTGAACGTCAGTGGCTTTACGTGCTTTAGTACGCTCTTTTGCGCGGGCCATGTGCTGATCGACAACACCGGGGCTGAGAAGGGCACCAGCGGTAACCCTGTGTTTGTGCAGCCGAATGGCTCAGGCACTCAGCCCATTAGCGGCTCGATTAACCCCTCGGGCGGCCCTGTGCTGGCCACAGCCACCACGGCCGACCCCTCCTACTCGAATGGTACCAGCAACGCACTGTCCACCAACCTGGCTGGCTACATGCGGATCATCGCCCCGGCGAGCCAACTCTTAGCGTATGGGAGCTCGACGGTTGGCACTGACCCTGGGCAGGGCATTGTGGCGCTGTGCCAGAACGGCGCGAGTCCGGCAGTTAGCGCCACGCAGACGGTCGCGCTGCAATGCAATGGAACGGGGCAGCTGGTGACCACCTCGGGCAACATCGCACAGGGGGCGGCAACCAGTGGTCAGACTGGTATTTTGAGCCAGGTCGCAGTGGTGAGTGGTGCTCAGACCTACACGGCTGGCAACACTAACCCACTGACTCAGACCACGCAGGGCTACCTGAATGTTAACGTGGCGGCGGGCTCGGCAGCGAACGCTGCAGCTAGCGCAACGGGCTCAGCCGTTCCGGCCCAGGCCGGCTATACTGGCGTTAAGATTGGCGCGAACCTGGCTGGTCTGACGGGGACGGTAGTGGGAAGCTCACAGGCGGCAGACATCAATATCGTTGGGATTAATGGCGCAGCTGCACCTACGGGTACTGGTACTTCGGCGGGGGCGCAGCGCGTCGTACTTAGCTCCGACTCGACAGGCCCTGTGGCTATCAGCCAGACCACTCCTGGCTCGACCAACGGTGTTAGCCCAGTCCTGTCCGGTACAGGCGGCTGGACTCCGGTCAACCTCGTAGGACTGACCAATACGGCAGTTAGCATCAAGGCCAGCGCGGGTCAGTTGGGCATGCTCTACTGCTATAATCCCAACTCCTCGAACGAGGTATATGTGCAGGTGTTCAATCAGTCGGGCGGCATCACGGTGGGCAGCACCACGCCGGCCATGTCTGTGGGTATACCTCCGGTGCAGAATGGCGGCTTTCCGATGAACTTCCCTGGCATCCAGTTCACAACCGCTATGAGTGTTGCTGCCACATCCACACCGACTGGTGGCACGGCTCCAGGTACGCCGATCAACTGCACAGGTGCCTATAACTGATGCGCCGCAACGTACTCATAGCTGGTCTGCTAGCCGTAGCGCTAGCGAGTTCAGCCCTTGGGGCTGAGCTCAAGGTGTTTGGCGGGAAGAAGCCAGCCGCAGCACCACCGCCTCCCAACTCAAAGACAGTCTTTATCACCGCGACGGGTAACTGGACTGTCCCTAGCGACTTCACCTCGACTAACACGGTTTGGGCCTGGGGTGGTGGCGCAGGTGGAGGGGGCGGCAACACCGGCAGCTGTGGGGCAGGTGGTGCTGGTGCAGAAGCCACAATCGCCAACATCACACTGACGCCTGGAGCGCTGGTCCCAGTCACCATCGGCGCGGGTGGGGCTGGCGGCGCTAATACGGCCAATAGCTGCGGCGTAGCTGGTGGTGACACTAACTTCAACTCGGGCCAGGTGATTGCGAAGGGCGGCTCGGTTGGTGGCTTCACCAGTGGCGGGCCGGGGGCAACTGGCGGCGCAGGTGGTCAGGCTAGCGCCTCGACCCCTAGCGCGACAGCTCATAGTGGTGGGGCGGGTGGTAGCACGCCGACCAGCGCCGCTGGTGGTGCGGGTGGAGGCGGTGCTGGTGGTCCGCATGGGAATGGCGCGCAAGGCTCCAACCTACCTAACGTCACCTCGAGTGTGGGTGGCAGTGGCGGTGGTGGTGCTGACGGTGGTGGCACGAGCCCTGCAGTTAGTGGCACTAATGGTACTGCTGGCGGGTTAGCGCAGGATGGAACGGCCGGCGGCACAGCTGGAGTGAATGGCGGCCCCGGCTCACATGGCTCGGGCGGTGGCGCGAGTAATGGTGCGGCTAGCCCTGCGAACACTGGGAATGGAGGCAATGGTGGTGCTGGCGTAGGCTTCACTCAGACTAGTGATAGCTCTGTGGCTGGACCAGGTGGTGGGGGTGGCGGCGCTGGTGCAGTTACGGGCACGGGTGGTGGGACTGCGGGCAACGGTGGCAATGGTGGGCTGTTCGGCGGCGGTGGAGCTATTGGTGGGGCGGGGCCAGCACCAGGAGCTGGCGGGTCCGGCGCAGCCGGTGGGATCGTCGTTACCTATACCACTGGGACGATTGCCGCGCCTCAGATCTCAGGGCCGACCGGCACAGTCACTACGTCTGCTACCACGGTCACGGGGACTGGGAACAACGTAGGCGACACGATCACAGTCTACATTGATGGAGGACCTCCCACCCCGCCGGATGGCACTACGACTGTAGTCACGGGCAATACGTGGAGCTTTAACACTGTAGCGCTGGGCAATGGCGCGCACAACGCAGTGGCGACGGAGACTACGGCCCTAGGGACCTCGGGCGTAAGTAACCAGGTCAACTGGAATACCAGCGTGGCCGCGCCTCCAGGCAATACGCTGAACCCGAACAATACTGCAAGCTCGGTTGGTCTGGATAGCACGCGGCTGATTGCTACTGTCGGAGCCACTACCCCGCTGGCCCAGACGATGGGCGCGGTTGGCTACACCTCGGGTAGGTATCACTACGAGGCGCAGTTGGGTACGCCTGGGAACTTCCAGAGCGTTGTGGGGGTGGGCAACACCGCGCACGGGCTGACGACTGGGGTGGGCTCGGATGTCAATAGCATTGGCTACTATGGCAGTAATGGCTCGGGTCAGGGCCAGATCCTATACAACAATGTGGCCCAGATCAGCAATACGGCGCTCAATGCTAACGCTGGGGACCTGTGGGCCGTCGAGGTAGACCTGACGAACGGCCTATTCTGGGCGCAGGATGTGACCACTGGCAGCAAGTGGAATGGCAGTGCGAGCGCCAACCCTGGCACGGGCGTTGGAGGTGTGAGCTTCGCCACCTCCACGGCGGGCTGCACTGCCCCGTGCAGCTGGTTCGTAGATGCGCAGTTGGTGGGGATTGTGGGCCGGACTGTGACTGTGAACTTTGGCGCGAGCACGTTCACGGCGCAATGCTCAACGGGCTTCATCCCCTGGAATGGGACTACGGCCTGTCCCGCTGCACCGCCGCCGAACCAGTCCGGACCGGGAACCGTAACGGCAGTCAGCTTACTGCCCTCGAACGTGCCAGTCGCCTCAAGCAGCAATACCTGGCATACGACCGCGCGGCCTTGGACTGCAGCGGCAGTGGCTAACTCTACCTACCTCACGCGCCTTAACAATCTGGTGACTTGGTATGCCTCGAGAGCCAATAGCGGCACGGGATGCATAGGCAGCTCGGGGTTAGATCCTTATACCGGCACTAGCAATGCTGGGACGGCATTCAACGGCAGCTTGGAGCTGTCCTTTGGCGCGCAGTTCAAGGGTAACAACCTGACCTATGCCACTAATGGCCTCGCCACTGCAGTGATGAACTGCTCGACTGCGTCTTACCACGCTCACACCAGCGCGCAAGACTTCAACATCGGGCCGCTCAACTTGGCTTGGCAGCTCTACAATACGTATGGTGGCGCGAGTTTTAGCGCGAGTCAGAAGTCAACGTGGCTCGATACCAACCACCTGAACGCTTGGTATGGAGTAGGTAATAATACTAATAACTGGGGCATGTACGATATGTGGGGCGCATGGCTCGCCATCCAGAACGGGCTGAGCACCTTCACAGGTGGTAGTGTGGGCGGCACCGCAGGCATTGATTGCATGTGGACGGGTGCAACCTGCAGCTTTAACACTTTCACTATGCACCAGGCCAACCAGTTCAACAATCCTCCCTTCGACCTGTACATGGACCAGAATGGAGTCACGCCAGATGGGCTGTGGGTTGAGCGTCAAGCTACTACTCTCAATGCCATGATTAGCGAGGGCTACAATGGGGCGCAAGCTGGTGCCATTCGGACTGCCACCTCGACGGCTGCGCTTAGCGGGATGTATATGCAGGCGCAAGATGGGGAGTCGGCGTCTGGAGGACGCCAGGACCACCACAACTGGGTTGAGCATGCGCGCATCCTAACGGACGAGATCATGGCTCAGCAGGTTGGTGCGAGCGACTCGTTCCGCGCGGGCCAATTCGAGCATGCCGCGCAGATGGACTTCAAGGTAACGGGCAACTGGCTCAATCCAGCCTGCTGCAACGGCGCGACCTTCTTCGCGACTAAGGCGCACTACAACCCCAACACCGCCTGTTGCCAGCAGTATGCGCCGGCCTCGGGCGGCGACTATGGTTATGGCTTACAGCTGATGTATCTGCTTGCAGCGGCCTATACTAATAAGACTGCCTCGGCTATCACTGAGCAGCCTATGCCCTCGGAGATCGGAGGGTATGCCTTCGCTACGAACTCGGACTTCGGCCCGCAGGTGGTGATGGCGGCGGGCGGCACCGGGCTGCAGGCGGCAATGGCCGGCTCGACTGCCAACACCACGTTCGACAATCCGACGCTGTGGACCGCAGTCGGCATTGAGAAGATCGGCCGTGTGGGCTGGGATGCGCGCATTGGGCCCGCAGACACGGGGTATCCTAGCCTTGGCGGTCAGGTAAGCTTCGGCCCGACCTGGAACAATGGCTCGTGGACGAGGCTCGCGCAGAATCCGGCGAGCTGCCATGGCACCTTCACTACTACGTTTGCCAACCCAGCTGTTACGTTCGGCAAGATTGTGTGGAACTGTGGGACTCCGACCTTCACGCAGAACCTGACCCTAACGCCAGATGGAGTGCTGAGTCAGACAACCTGCACGGGATGCAGTGGGCTGTGGGGCATGACCTTCCCCATTATGACGAGCGACGGCGATAGTGGTAGCTGGGGCACTACCACCATGACTACCAACATCAACGCCGCTGGTGGCTTTGCCTCGACGACCTACGGCCCGACTGGGGACACACAGAACTATATCACCCTGAGCTCGAATGCCACGACTATGACCTCCGAGGCGAATGTCAATGCACAGGGCGGAAACATCACGCCTGTACGGACGTATACGGGCAGCCCTGATGCGACCCAGACGACGTTCGTTTATCCGCAGAAGTCGGGCGAGCCCACAGCAGCTGCGGTGCGTAGCGGTATGACCATCCCTGCGGGCACCACGAACCAGTACTCCAACACGGCGCTGAACTCGTCAGTCACCTCAGGGAATAATGGCACCTACTATATTGGGCCGTTGGCGGCAGGTGGCTGGGCGAACAGCATCACTATTGGTAGCTCCACGATCAACTTCACCTCCGGCGGCACCGCAACGCCCTGCTACTTCATCATGAACCTGAGTGGCGGGAATGTGACCAGCATCGAGGTGGATCGCACGATCACGGCCAGCATCCCGAATGGGGCGCATGGCAACTACACCGGGGCGAATACGCTTAGCCTGACAGCCTACAACCCAAGGACTAATCTATGAGAAAGCTAGCTCTAGCTCTGGCACTCATGCTGGCGGCGCCGCAAGGCGCCTGGGCCGCGCAGGGGTTCCTGTGCTGCTTCACCGCGCCCACCGCGCCGAGCTTGCCAACGCCGCCCACTATTGGAGGTGGTGGGAATACCGCCTCGTTTACGCAGGGCGGTACGGCCACAGTTGTTAACTCGGCGCTGACACTCAGTGGGACGGTCACAGGTATGACCATCACCATCTCTAACAACTTCGTTCAGGGGGACGTGCTGACCTTCACCCCATCTGGTGGGGTTAATGGCACCTACTCCAACCTGGGGGTGTTGAGCCTCAGTGGGAATGCGGCCGCATCGGTCTATCAGGCTGTAGCGCGTACGGTGCAGTTCAGCACTAGCATCGCAGATCCAACCCAGTCAGGGACGCGGTCGCCTCGCATGATCTCCTTTGTGGCGCAGAATCAGGGGGCGGGCTCAAGCGCTGCGAACTCGAACGTGACAGTCATCGCGCTGCCTACGATCTCCGGCACTGCTACTGGGAACAACTATACTCAGGGCGGTGGGGCTGTGACGGTCGCGCCGAACCTAGTGCTGTCAGACTTCTCCAGCACCTCGATCAATAGCGCTACGGCCCAGATCACCTCGACGTTCCAATCGGGCGATCAGCTGGTATTCACCAATCAGGCCGGCATTAGTGGCAGCTATAATGCAGGGACCGGCCTACTCAACCTGACTGGTCCGCAGACGGTCAATGCCTACCAACAGGCGATGGCCAGCATTGGCTACAACTTCACTGGGGCGGATGTTACGAATGGCGGCTCGAACCGCAGTCGGACGGTTGTGTGGCAGGTGACTGATGGGAATGGGAATGCCTCGGCAGCAGGCAGCGCTACGACCCTGTTTACGGTGGGTGTAGGCAGCACTATCAAGCCCTCCTGGGTGCCGAGTTGGGCCGCACAGAGCTGTAACTACACTGTGAACCAGTGTTGGAATGGCACGGTGGTGGTACTGAGCCCGGGCTTTGACAGCGTGACTCGGTCTACGCAGGAGACCTGTCAGACTGCAACCACAGTTACCTACGCCGCAGCCAACATAGGTTGTGTGAATAGTAATGGGCTGGCCGTTTGGGAGGGCCGCACGAACCTCATTGCTGGGGCCAGTGACATCAGTAACCCGACCTACTGGAATCCCTACACCACTGGCTCGGGGACGGTGGTGATCTCGGGGCCGAGCAATGGTGGTGTGGTAGTCGGGCCGGATGGCAGCACTAACGCAACGAAGGTGACGTTTCAGCGCACCTCGGTGGTAAGCTTTGGTGACAATGCCATTGTGACTAACCACTCGGCCGGGTTGACAGCTGGGGGTATCTATTCGGATAGCATCTGGATGAAGGCTGACACCGCGGGTGATGTGGGCAAAGTCATCACCCTGCAGTTTTGGGACGGTACGACCTCCCTGCAGAACACCAGCCGGAACATTACACTGACGGCCAACTGGGCCAACTATCAGTATACTGCGACTCTGCAGACCTGTTTGACAACAAGCTTCAACTGTCAGTTCAACTTTGGCTTCTCGGGTGCAGCTAGCAACTCGCAGACCGGCACCGTGAATGTGGATGTCTGGGGGCCGCAGTGGGAGCTGGGGAACTTCGCCACTCCGTTCATACCTACGACTACAGGGCCCGCCTCGAGGAGCACGGACAACATCGTGCCGACTGGTACGTTTAGCAGTAGTATGGCTGGAAATGTGGGCACGTTAGAGGTGCAGAGCTTTGGGGTCAACCAGGTGCCTTCGACCCTTGTAGACTCGAATGGTCTGCAGTTCTTCGGCATTACGGGTAACCAGACCCTGGTTAGTGGGCTGCCTACCAGTAATGGGCCGGGGACCTCGGCTACCTGGCTGAATGCTAACATCTCCGACATCACCTGGGACACCACCGGCCGCACTATGGCCCTCAATCATCAGGTCTATTATAAGGACTCGGGCGCACCGCAGCCGGCCGCGCCGTTCCACTTTGGCGCGCTGAACGGCGCAACCCAGGTCATCAATGGTTACATCCAGCTGGCGAGTGTTGGCAACTCGCGCGTGAGTGATACCACTGTGGGGGTGCCGCCCGGAGGTACAGTCTACTACTTCAGCGCGGCGGGTAACAACAACAATAACTGTCTGACTACCACCACGACCTGCCTCGCTACTAAGATCTCCAGCATGAGTGTGCATCCCAGTGATGTGTTCAACTTCAATAAGGGAGATGTGTTTGGCAATACCTGCATTCAGTTCAATGGGAATGGGGGCAATACGCAGGGGGCGTCTGGATCACCCATCACGATCCAGAGCTATGGAACGGGCAACCACCCAGCTATCACTAATAGTACCACTCAGTGCCCTTCGGAGGATACGAGCTCGCCCGCGCTGACGACCTCGGCAGTGGTGGAGTTCAACGGGGTGAGTGGCGTGATCTGGAATGGTGTGGATGTGTACTGCGACACGGTGGGGAATGTGCCAGCTGGTATCAAGCTCACTAACTATAGCTCGCAGGTGATGAGCAACGTCATTATTGAGAATGTGAATAGCACGTCAGGTTGCCAGAGCCCCACGGGCAATTATAATACTCAGGGCGCAGCGATCTCGTATGACTTCTGGGGACCGGCCCCTCGCAGTACGGCGTATGGCGGCGGTATCCAGCAGGTCACCCTGCTGAACATCACCTGTAGCCAGTCGACTAATACCTCACAGGCTGGGGCGCAGGCTTGCATCCAGAGCCAGGGCAATCAGGGGAATCAGATCAATTTCGCGAGCATCCAGGGCATCTTAGCCTATAACCTGGGTGGCCAGGTCTATACCCCTGCTGCGCCTAACTCAGGTGCTATCGGTCTAGGTCTGCTGATCTGGGGCCAAGTTAACCTGCTTGGTATCTCGCCGATGCAGTACATAGTGGTGCATGACACCAGCGTGAATATTGGGGGCTGCGGCGGGCCGAGCTCGATGTGGACGATGGATTCCTACAACTACACCATCCAGTTCAGTGAGTTCTACAATGAGCAGGCTGCAGCTGTGAATGGGACGTGTGACCATGCCGGGCTGGACATTGACCGGGGCAACAATGGGGTCATTGTGCAGTATAACTGGGTTCACTTCACGGCCGGCCCGAGCTTTGAGACTGTGATTGGGCCGCCCGATCAGGGATTGACGTGGGGAGCGCCGAACCCAGTAACGTTCCGCTACAATATTGGGGAGGGCTCGAACCAGAACACGTACACTACGTCTGGGGGCGGCTATGGCAATAGCTTCTCTAATGGCTGGTACAACAACACCTCGACTCCGTCGCTTGAGTACATCTACAATAACACCTTGAACATGAGCAACTCGCCGACCGGCGTCTCAACTCCAGTGTTCTTTGCCTCGTGTCCAGGGGTGACAGGCTCGTTATTTGCCAATAACCTGATGGTGGCGCCGCAGTATCAAGGCTCCGCGCTGATGATCTACAATCTGCTGACCTGTCCCAGTCTACAGTTCCTCAACAACGGCTACTACTGTCCGAACTGTGGGGGCACCGGAGCTACACCGACAGGGCCGTATTTCTGGAGGGTTGTTAACAATACTGTGAGGGGCTCGGCCGCGTGGCAGTCCCTTATAACTGGGGGCGACATTAATGGGGTGTTTGCAGTCAACCCGACGATCACGACTGGTAATCAGGCGTGCTACACAGGTACGACCGCGCCGACCTCGGGGCCCCAGCCATGTCCTACGGGCTACTCACCCGCGGCAGCTTACAAGGCGCCCGCTGGGCTGGATCTGACGCAGAGTGCGTATGGCTCGTTGGTGGTGGGCGGCTTCGATTACTATCAGAATGTGATACCCTGCGTCAGTGGCAGTGGTTATCCTATAGGTGCCTCATGCTGAGACTAGCTCTGATCTTAAGCCTGGTGGCGACTGGCGCGCTCGCACAGCAGGTGCCTTGGCGACAGCCGAGGCCGGATGGGAATGGGCCGTCCAACCTGGTTGGGAGTAAGGAGCACCCCATTCCGCCCGAGCAGCCACTCTTTCGGGGACCACTGTCCAAGGAGGAAGTGGATATGATAATCCTGGCGCTGGAACGGTTGAAGCGCGAGGTGGTTGTGCCGGCGCGCGATGGGGTGCCTGAGTACCGCGATGAGGAGACTATAAAGCATGCGGAGATGGCCGAGCTGGCATTGGCAGCGGACTGGAAGACAGCCATTGTGAACCTAACGCTGCTGCCCACCATTGGCCTGGCCCTTAGTCGCGCAACCAATGTTGAGGTTGACAGGCTGGACGGTAATGACATTATGATCATTGACCGTGAGGCTAGTCAGAAGGCATCGGAGCCGTACTGTGACCTCATCAAGAAGATTAACCGAGCGGGAATCTGTACTGTATGGGTTGCTCCTAACCCTGAAAGGATCAATTGATATGTCGAGTCCAGGGCAGACAGCTATGGTTAATAGCGCGGTCACGGCCACGAGCTTCAGCATTGCTAAGGCTATGCTGATGGAGCTGGAGGCTCTCGTTGAGATGCGTCAGGCTAGTGAGTCACTCAGCGTTAGCGCTGGGTATGGAAACGGGACCGCGCAGGCGGTTGTAACTGTGCAGGCTGATGGGAGTACTAACGTAGCTATCAGTATGCATGTAACGGCAACAGATGGAAGCAGTGGAGGTTGATATGCCTAGAGCAGGTAAGTGCAGTGGGCCTGGCGCCAAGGCGATTGAGGCGCAAGACTGCAAGCTTGAGACTGGCCTCAGCAATGCCGCGCGGCTCCCTGCGAGTCATATGCATAGGGCGGGTGACCTGGGAGCGCCCGGGAAGGGTGGCTACTCGGGCGCGGTGAAGAGCATTAAGGGTGGCGGCGGGATGAAGGAGCACTGATATGGTGGATCATGTCAGGTGCATGGGCAAGGGTGCCCATCAGATCGACAAGAATGGGGCGTCTGCTTCGGCGCGTCCTGCGTCAAAGTATCGTGATGCAGATGTACCTGAGGGCGGCGATTGGGGCCGCGCGCGGATTAGGTTCGAGATGGACCCGAAGAGGCACTACCACAGCCAAGAGCCGAGGAAGCCTGGACCATGAAGGGGAAAGCCAAGCTGCCAAAGCTGACGAAGCTGAAGCCGGCAGAGGGTGAGGGCCCGGCCATTAGGCGCGCGACCGAGGTCAAGGGTAAGCTATTGCGGGGTGTTGCTGCGGGCAAAAGTAAGAAAGTGTACTGAGCCCACGGTTTGGTTTCCAAACGGTGTGTCGAGTATGAATGACTTAGCCGAACTCGAGATCAACCCA